TAGGTTTGCAATCTGCACATTGGCAAGGTCTTTGCTCAATTCTATATAGGTTGGATCGCCCGCCCATCCTGATATTTTTCTTCTAATTGCTCCCGCTACCCCGGAAGTTGGCAAAAAACCTTGCTCTAATTCTTTTGCTTTTGCCTCAACTTCACTCATGCTGCGCTTGGCCGAAGTCATTTCCGACTGCCTAGCAACCAATCCTTCGCGGTACGCTTGACCTTTTGCGGCGTCTGCCGCTTCGCTGGGCTGGGATATGTATTGCTGGGCGGCGCTTCTGACTGGATACGGCAAAGGAGCGCCAGTCATTTGCGGCGCAGTAACGCCACCGGCTTGCGGTGCTGCGCTTGCGCTAACGCCACCAGCAATGCCAACTTGAACCGTTTGCGTGCCACCAAGCGTCGGCGTGCTGACAACCGTTCGACCTTCAGGCGTGACCGCAGTATTAGTCTGATAAGACCCAAGCTGCCCAGATTCGCTCAAGCCTGCAACATGGCGCTGGATGAGGAAATTTCGCAGGCCAGCGGGATTTTCTTGCGCCATTTTGATGTAGGGCGCAATCAAATTGTTGGCGGCAGCGGGATCAACGCCAGATGCTTTTGCCTGTTGTTGTCCCCAATTGTTGATGTAATCAACCAATTTTGCATTGTCAACCGGCTTGCCGGCTGCGGATTCCAAAATCATTGGATCGTTGATTGCTCCGACATAGCCGTTGGCAATGGTCTTGGCTTTGTTGGCTTGCAAGTTGAGGGCGGACGATGCGGCGCCAGTCGCCGCCGTTTCGGCCTCGCTTCCTGCTCGAGCAATTCTCGGCGTTTCAGTCCCGGTAGCAACCCGAGACTCGGCACCAATCCGCGCCAGCTCCAGCGGATTGACCGCCGCAGCTTGCTCCACTTGCATCTGCTTGGCCCGCAACTCCAGCGGGTTCATTTGCTGTTCTTGCTGGTACGCCTGCGCTCCACGCGCCATGGTGAGCATGTCCGCCAAGGACGATTGCCGGACGGGTTGGACTTGCGGGACGGTGAAAGCGTAATCGGGCATGGTTTAGCCTCCAACTGGTGCAATGTAGGCGGATGGGTTGTTCATGCCAGCGCCGCCGCCGCCTGGCACGCTGCCGAACCCGCCGCCGTATTGATAGGTGTTTGGCACAACTCCAGCGCCGCCGCTAGGGTTCATGAGACTAGCCAAGTACCCAGCATTCCCAATCCCCTGCAGCCCGCCAGCCATCGCGTTAGCCGCGCCGACCGCGCCACCCGCTTGCGCCCCAGCTGCGCCAACGCCAAGCTGCCCCATGGCGTTGGTGGCTCCAATGCCAGCCGCATTGGTCTGCGATTGCCCAGTCTGGCCAATGCCAGCGATCCCGGCGAGCCGGTTGTAGATGTTGGTCTGCTGGCCTTGGAAGTTGTTGAATGCTTGCTGGTACGCATTGCTGGCGTAGTCCTCGGCAAACTTGGTGCCGGCCCGGTTGATGTTGCTGCCGCCGCCGCCAACGTTCATGGCCTGATTCTGAGCGCCAAGGCCTTGCTGCAGCATGAATTGATAGTTGGGCGCCAGGCTGCTTTTCAGTTGTTCAGGGCCGAACTGCTGGGTCAGGTAACCGGTGCCTTGGGTTGTCCCAATGACGTTGCCCTGGGCGTCGTACTGCTGCTGCTGGCCTGGCAGCATCCCGCCAAGCTGACTGAGCGCCGAGTAGCCTATGCTGCGCTGCGGCGCCTGTTGGGCGTTGATGCGGTCTAGGTTGGCCTGCTGCTGGGCTTGGGCTGCTGCTGCGGCGTCGGCTTGTAGGCGGGCGCCATATTGAGACGCATTGGCCTGCTGGCTTGCTCCTGCAAATCCAAGCAGGGCTGACCCGCCAATTGCTGCTGCTACCCAAGTCATGTTAAAACCCCCATCTTCAATTTGTTACTGGCGTCAAACAAGGCCAGGTCGTTCGGCTCAATCAACTCTGCCTCGATCTCGTCCAGATCGGTCTTGTCGGTGCGGTGGATCGTGATCCCGATTGCGTCGGTGATCGCCATCGTCACCCGTTTGGTGCCTGGCAGCGACTGGATAACGTCCCCGGCGCGCATGTGGCGCATTCCCGTCTCGCTCCACGCCATTATCTCGCCTTTGGCGCACAAGAAGAGATGCGGCTTGAGGTGAGTCTTGCCAACGATGATCGTCCCAGCCGCCCGCGCTACCTTGCGGCAGTACATGCCTTCGGAGAAATAGTGCTCCGTCTCAAGCTCAACTTGAGGCATGGCGAGCATTTCCGTCTCAAGCCGCTGGATTTGCTCCAGCGTCGGCGGCTCGGGGCGGTCGGTAAGCTCTAGCATTTCCACTTCTTCAGAGCCAGCGCCTTGCGGGTAGGCTCGCCCTTGGCGTCCTTCATCGGGCCCGGCACGCCGCCCATCCTGGCGCAGAACGAGTCTTTGCGCGCCCCACCCTCGGGCTGCGGTGGCTTCAACCCAGGCTTGCCGGGGTTCGCTGCGTTGTACGAGGCGCGGCCCTTGGCGTTCAAGCCGCCGCTCTCGGACTTGCCCTCTTTGCGCTGCCAGGCTGGAGTTTTCATGCTGCTGCAATCGTGGTGACGGTGCCCGATGAGCCCCGGTATTTGAGAGCGCCGGCCTCGACGTAGAGCTGGCCCATGCCTGCCGGGGAGGTTGTCGGCGCGGTGCCGTTGCCGATGCCAATGACCTTTTCAGCGTTGGTGCCCCAGACAGCGGGCTGTCCGTTGTTGAAGCCAATGTTGCCAGTGCTGCTGATCTGCATCCTAGCCACTGGCGGCAAGGTGCTGTTGTTGGTGCCGGTGGCAAACGAGAAGGCCGTAGGGACGGTTCCCGTAGACACCGCACCGTCAACGTACACCGACATGTTGGCTAGGAATTGATTACTTGTGCCATCCGCACCACCAAACAACCACGCGCCAAGCGAGTCGTTTTGCTGCACCGCAGTGGTGGACGTAGCCGTTGTGCCGCGAGTCTTAAGAATATATACGGCAGCACTGGCAGCGGTGTCGGAATAGCCTCGTTGTATTATGCTGGGTGCAAACGTAGTAGCAGCCCCAAACACCTGAACGCCAAATGCACTTGCGCTAGAAGTAGGGCCACCAACTATAACTTTGGTCGGAATGGCAACAGTGCCAGTAAGCGAGGGAGAATCTGAGAACACAAGGTTGGTACTTGTGGTGCCCGTCGCGCCTGCCGCCGTGTAGCCAGTGATGTTGTTGAACGATGCAATGCTGGCCGTAATAGCGTTTGTGCCGCCGTTGGCGACAGGCAGCGCCGTGCCAGAGTAGGCAAGGGCGAGCGTTCCAGCGGCAGTGATCGGCGACCCGGTGACGCTCAGAAACGCCGGCACGGTGGCTGCTACGCTGGTGACGGTGCCCACCCCGGTTACCGTCGCCCAAGTTGGCGCGCCTGCGCCGTTGGATTGCAGAACCTGGCCTACGGTGCCGACAGCAGAGAATGCGTAGGCTGTGCCGGTGCCGTAGGGGACTGTTCCAGCCGTTGGCGTTGCGGTGGCGTTCGTGCCGCCGTTGGCAACCGCCAAGGTGCCCGCAAGCGTAACGGCGCCGGCAGTCGCGGTCGCTGGGGTCAGGCCGGTAGTGCCGCCAGACACAGTGGTCTGCGTAGCGGCGACCGTCGACTGCTTGGTGACGCCGCCTTGCACCACCGCAACAAGCTCGGTGCCCGTAAGAGCACCAGCAGCAGGAAGGTTTGATATTTTGACGCCGGCCATGATGGCTCCTTATGCTGCAAAGTATTGACCAGTGATGATAACGTCGGCACTTGCCGCCCAGGTCGGCACATAGATGACGTTGCTGTTGACTAGGCCGGTGCCGTAGCCAATCGCCGTGACGTTTGACGCGGCAACGCAAGTGCCGGCTACCACGGTCGAGGTTGGCGTGCTGAAGCTAGTGGTGCCTGCCGTGGCCGCTGTGGTGGTGGTGCTGGTCACGCGGATCGTAAAGCTGACGAAGTCACCAATGCGCTCGAACGTGCCGACGTAGGTCGGGGTTCCAACAATCGTCAGATTGGTTGCAACTGGCGTCCAAGTGCTCTTGGTGACGTAGGAGTCGGGCAGCGTGGTGCCGCTGTTGACGTTGTACAACTGGATGTGGCGGGTATCGGTGCCAGCGTCGGTGATGGTGCCCGCACCGTTAAGGTTGTAGGCCAAAGAATTCGTGACCGTGTTCTTGACACCGGCTTCAATCTTCAAAGTGTCAATGCTGCCACCAAAAAACGCAGTGCTGTTGCCGCCGTATATCCATATTAGTGGACTGCCCGCCGTCGACGGCGCTACATACCCTTGACCATCATCGGCAAAAATGTTTACGAAAGAAGTTCTTATACCAGCGCATTTGACGTGAAACGTTGTTGCATCTCCAAGAATGCCGTTGGCCTCAAGGTCCATGTTGATAAACGTGTTATCAATGCTGTTAGGACCGATGAGGATACCGCCGTAGCCGGTGGTGTACCCGCAACCTTCAACCGTGCCGCCGATAAAAACACTCGCAGCAGCTTCATCCAACACCAACCCGTTACCGCTAGTGCCTTCAATGACGGGGTTGATCCAAGTGCAATTGGAGCATTGTTCATTGGTATTGCGCAGGCCAAGGCCAACGCCAATCACGGATGGCGTAACGAGGCCAGGCTCGTTGCCCGAATGGCAGAAGTCGTAAAACGAGTTGGACACCATGAAGTTGCACAGCATGGCGTAGGCGGGGAAATTGATAGGCCGCAGGCGATTGAACTGGCTGTGCGTGATGCCCCGGATGAAGACGCCGATGGTCGCTGCGCCAGTGCAGTTGATCGTCAGGTTGTCGATTACGATGTCTTGTACGACAACGCCTGCGGTCGCTCCAGCATCAACAACCAACCCCGGCCCAGCGCCAGTGATGTTGAGCACAACCCGCCCGATGCCCTGGATGCGGGCGCCGAGGATTGCAAAGTTGGGCAACGCGCCGACGTTGTACGTCCCTGCTGGGATGGTCAGTTGGCGGGAGATGTTCCAAGCGTTGGCAAACGCGGTGGTGTTGGCGGCTGCGCTGGCGCTGGGCAAGAACCCAAAGTCGGCCACGCTGTAGGAGTCGCTCAGTTTGCTCTGGACCGTGCGCGTGGTGCCGGGGCCAGTCTGGGTGAAGCCAACCAAGGTCGAGCCGGTACTGCCGGCTAGCAGTGCCTCAAACGCGGCAAGCGCCAGCAGCGCATCTTGCGTGGTGATGTTGTCGGCGGTCCAGATTAGGACACCCGCCGCATCGCGCAGCGTGAACTTGTACGCTGCCGGCCCAAGCCAGACCGCCGCCTCACCTCGAGTGTTGAGCGTGATAGTGGTCGGGTTGGCAATTGCTGCGCTGAAATCGGTGTAGGTGGCTAGCGGCGTGCTTGTGCCGGCGGCAAACGTCTCAAGCGTGCCAAGATATAGCGGTGCACCAATAACGTCGAAAAACTGCATCAACGGGTTGGGGGTGAGATATGCGCTCATGGGTTATACCTGTTGTACGGTCAGAATCATAGACGGGGCTTGCGGGTGCGATGCAGACGCCGGGTAGGTTAAGATTTGAGTTGTACCGTTGTCGGTAATCCAATACAACTCAAAATAATCATTGGCAGCGGCTTGCAAAATATAGTTCCACCCAATAATTGTGTGGCCGTTAACGCCGCCGTGTTTTGGCGGCGTTCCAACAATACCAGCAGAATTGGCTAAATTGACGCCATTCTGTCGAATCCAGATTGTTACGTCGTCAATTGCGGCAGAAGGGTTTGATATTTCTGCGCTAAATTGGATGTTGTAGATGCCTGCTCTAGTCACAACAATTCTAGACGTTGGCGATCCAATAGCTACGTTATACGATAGCTCTGTCGAGTTGAACGTGATTGCTGTGGCCGTAAGGGCTACGCCAGACTGGGTCGTGGTATCGTAAAACGAGCCGTATGCCTTGTCCGAGGCAATGGTAATGGCTGCGGCGCCATTGGTGATTGCAATCCCGCTGCCGGCGGTCAACGTAGACTTGCCCAACGTGTTGCCAGCGGTGTTGCCAATCAGTAGCTGACCGTTGGTGTAGGTGCTCTGCCCTGTGCCGCCGCTTGCGACGTTGAGCAGGCCGGAGAGTGTGATGGCGCCAGTCGTTGCCCCTGCCGGGGTCAAGCCGGTAACGCCGCCGGCCCAAGTGAGCACGCCAGTATTGGCAAGCGTAATGGTGCCTGACGCATTGGCGACAGATATTCCTGGGCCTGGTGTCAGCGTGTCAAGCGTGTAGCCTATGCTATTGCCAATGAGCAGCTGGCCGTTCGTCGGGATCGTGGACAGGCCTGTGCCGCCAGATGTAACGCTCAAAGCATTTGCGGCATTGATCTGAATAACGCTCGGGCTCATCAGCCAGAGCATCCACTCCCGCGCTGGCCGCTTGGTCAGCGGGTCCAGAAACTCGGACTGCGGGAAGTTGATGTTGGTGTTGGTGGCCATCAGTTGTCGCCCACCGATGCCTTCAGGTTGGCCGAGACAATCACCGCCTTGACGGGATCGGAGATGGAGACCTCAAAGATACGGTCCCGCGCCATGCCCAGGCGGCGCCAGATGGCTCGGTTCTGATAGCGCCCGATCTTGCCAATGCTTGTCCAGTGCTCGTTTGACCAAGTGCTGCCGCCGTCGTTGCTCCAGCGCAGCATGGCTTGCGGGTCAACGCCCTGGGTGGTGGCAACGGAGACCAGCAGATCGTCGCCGGACTCCGTCAACAGTTCATCGCCGGACTCGGTGAGCAGCGCCTCGAGCGTTATCGTCGGGTCATTGCCTGCCAAGCCAACGCCAGGCTGGAATTGAATCTGGAACTCGTCGAAGTACTGGCGCTGCAGGTCGGTGGTGAGGTGCGGCGCCCGACGAAGGCGGCGGATAGGCTCGCCATTGTTGGTGTAAACGGTGTTGCTCAACTTGTAGAGCATCCCGTTCTGGTAATCGCCGATGAAGATGTTGCCGGCAAAGTTGACGCCGCAGTTGGAGCGGTGGCGGTGGAACTCGCCATTGGAAAAAGACAGCCACTTGTGCCAAGCCTGGCTTGCCAGATCGTAGACCCAGGTCAGGTCGGCGCTGGGGAAGGTGACAACATAGAACTCGTGACCCTCGATCTGATAGGTCCAGGCTATTGCGTCGGAAATCGTCTTGTCGACCAGCGATTGTTCGACCGCATGGGTCGATACGCGCTGAAACTGGTAGCCGGCGATCATGCCGATGATCGACTGGCCGCGCTGGTCTTGGCTGACGAACATGAACGCCTCGGCAAACCTGGCCACCGAGAACTGGGCGGCGATGCCGTGCTGCACCATCGTGCCGGGGACGCGCTGGAACGGAAAGGAGATGATGCCGGGGATTACGTTGCCAATGTCCGTCCAGACTTCGGTGGTGAACTCGCCGAGCAAGTAGACCTGGCGGTGGTCAACGATCAGAGACACCAGAGTGTCAGGAGCGCCATCCTTGGCGCCGTAGTAGGCGTTGGTGCTCAGGCTGCTGCCGAGGTCCGTGGCGGCCCAGTTCTGCGTTCCGGGCTGGTTGTAAATGTTGTAGTTGTCCACTACCTCGCAGACGTCGGCGCCCTGCCACGGACCGTCTGTGGCCGGCAATTGGGTGAATACGTCAATAGCAGCAACCCAAGTGTACCGATCTGCGCCGCTGACAATGTAGGCGGTCAGGCCATCGGCGGTGGTGACATTGTCGGAGATTGAGACTTGCCCAGTGCCCGAGACAAAGCCGATGAGCGTCGGCACCATGGCCGAGGTCATCGAGTAAGCGGAAGTGCCGGAGACCACTACCAGATATTGCCCGCCAGAGAGCGCCCGCATTCCACGCACAGGGCCAACCGCCAGCTGCGCCGCCATCGTGTAACCTGGCGTTGGGTAGAGCGCCACGATCCCGCGAGTGCCAGGCGGTTTGGTCGGGTCAACTTCAGGATAGAAATTGATGCACTCCTGAGCATCTTGGTAGATGCTGGGCGCCTCGTAGCTGGGACCGACAAAGCCGAAATCTGGCATGGGTTACCTAAATCCGCCGTCCATGATAAACGCCGCGTCCTTGGCCTTGCCCATCAGTAGCGCATCGGGGTAACGAGCGACCGGGGCCGGGAGCATGTTGGTACGCTTGATTGTAGCCTTGGCCTGGGCTGCAAAGCCGCCAATCATGGCAATTTGCGCCTGCGAGGTCTTGCCGTACATTGGCATCAACCGCTCTGCCAGGCACCAGCGCAGCGCCATGTTGTAGCCCTGGGGCAGGTTGATGGCGTCGTACAGGCTGACGTATTCAGAGAAGCTCGTGCTGGTAAACAGGTGGAGCTCGCCCTGGGCCGGGTTGGGCCAGACAAAGATCGTGGCCAACTGCTCTGCCGGCTGGTAATAGATCGCCTTGGGCCAGGGACCGTTCAGGCTCTTAAGCCCGATCATTTGGTATTCATCAATCCCAAGAACAGCCACCGGATAGTCCAGACCGCCGCCGTAGATCGGCACGCCGTTGGCTGTGGTGCTGACCCGCACAAACGCCGATGAGATGGACAGCGGGCGCTCGTAGTAGGCGCGGATTGATGTGCTGGCGACCGTCTGAGGAATGCTGACCGTGTAGGTGCCCAGAACGTTGACGTTGCCGCCAGCGCCAGTGACGAAATCAACAATGATGGTGCCAGGCGCAATGCCAGTGCCGGAGAGCTTCTGGCCAACGCAAACGGCGCCAGACGTTAGGGCGGTGACGGTCAGGACCGTTCCGGCAATTGAGCCGGTAATGTCCGCGCCGATCTGGCCGGTCGGGCCAATGGTGTACTGGATTTGGTTGGACACCACCGGGAAGATGATTTCGCTGGTGTAGTACACCATCATGTTCTCGTTCGACCATTGCCCAACAATGTCGTTAAGCATCTCGAAAGCGTCTTGCGCCGCGTCGGCGGTAGGCGTTTCGCCAGCCTCGAGCGCACCAATGTCTTTGAGCGCTCGGCTGATGATTTGGATTGGGGTTGAGGCTGTTGTCATGGGTTACCTTGAGCATCTTCGTACTTGAACACAGCCCCGACAGTCGTGGCAACGTAGGTATTGCTGCCGGCGGTGTTGTAGCTTGCTGAACTGCTGCGCACCTTGAAACCGTTTGCCAACTTGTCGGCCTGGGTTCCGAAGGTCACTGCGTTGCCGTTGATGGTCATCGCCGTGGGGGTGCCGTTCAAGTACACCATTGGCCCGTCTGTGCTGGCGTTGCCGGTGAACGTGCCGCTGGTGGTGACCGTGCCTGCTGCGATGTTGAACGTGTTGAGGGGGAGGAAACCGCTGGGCGGGGTGTAGGCGAAGGGTTGCTGGCCGAAGTTGATAGGTGCAATCCCCCCAGTTCCGTAACAAGATAAGCCCAAGAACCAAGTGCCAGAAGGCAAACTAGAAAATGCTACGCCTTGGCTTGCGTTGTCTTTGTAAAAAGTAAGCGTTCCAGCGGTAGCATCAAAAGCAACACCGATTAAACCGCCAGATGTAAATGCGGCTCCGTAGGCAGTACCGACGTTGTTGTTATACTTATTACCGCCATCGTAATAACCGTAGCCATTTGCATCAAAGCCTATCATGCTTGATGGGGCGGAATTTTGTGTAATCCCAACCATGTAACCGTATGACCCAGACCCGCCTGAAGTAGTTACCTCAAAATACCACTTGCCAGAAGTAACACCAATTGTTGAAAACCGTGTACCCCATGTTCCGCTTGGGCCTGTCAAAGTCAAGTTACCGTTGGACAACGTTCCCCCACCATTTGCCAACGGATTCAACACAGCATAGTTCGCCACCGTCTCCGAGGTCAGTGTCGGCACATCAGTCAGTGAGTCGTATGTAGACCCGGCAGTGAGGCTGATGTTGTTCGGTGTCCAGTTGTTGGCGTTGCCGCTGGAGTCTGCTACCAGGGTTGATGTGGTAGAGGTGTTCGTGAACGGCAAATAGAACCCATTGGTCCCGTATGTCCCGGCGTACTTGATGGGTAACCATTGGTTGTAGATGCTGGATGCACCGAAGGCTGTGGGGGCTAGGGCTTGACCGTCTACGAAGTTGACTTCGGCTAGTTCACAGTCAGTAGGATAAAAAGTAGCGCCAATACGTCCTGATGCAAGGTAATGGTCATTACCTGCACTGTTTATGTACTCAACTTGACTGGGGGTTAAATCAGTCCCAGTAAGTGTTTGGCGAGTACCATTGACGTACAAAATAAATCTATCGCCAGCAGTTGCATTTGCGCTATCGTAAACACAAATAATGTGATACCAAGCTGCTGGGTCACGGAATACTGCGGTTGTTGATAACCCACCTACCGCTGGGTTAAAAAATATAGTATCGTTTGAATTAAGTACTAGAGCCGTTCTGACTGATGCTGAAACATATCCTTGAAGCAAGTTGGTAGCAACACTTAACGTTCCACGTTTGACCCAAGCACTCCATGTCCATTTAAGGTTATTGGTAGGAGTCCCAAACGTCCTGTTCAAATACGCACTCGCACTAGACCGGAAGCGCAGGGATTTGTTTACGCTGTAGCCGCCACCCCCAAGGGTGATAGGAAATCTGGAACCATGCCGAGAATGATTCCGGATCATGTTACAGACCCTCGCCTGGGGTGATCTCGAAAGCCGCCGCTATGTCGGCCTTGAAGAAGCCATTCGGCGGCAGGTTGCCGAAGACCTCAACCGTCCCCGGCGTGATGCCGAGGGTGTAGGCGCTGGGTGATGCGCCAGGCGCCGTGACCGTGATCGTCGGTGCGGCGTTGGCCGCGCCAGCCGGAGCCCAGGACAGGTATTGCGTGGTGGCGAGCAGCGAGCGAACGCGGTAGCTGGTGGAGCCGTTGTTGTTCGTCGAAAGCACTTGCACAGCTGAGGTGCCGACGAGGTACGTTGGGCCGAACGGTGCAAATGCGCTGTTGTTCATGTTGCAAATTCCAAGAATTAGATGGACAAAAAGCCGTCCCTTATGAGGACGGCTTTCATTGTGCCTGAGCCGTCGCCGTTTAGGGCAGGAAGGTCAAGTCGATACCATAGACCAGCAAATCCATTGTTGCAGCGGCACCTTGCGCGGTGGCGATGTTCCAATAGATCGTTTGGCTGGTGTTCTGCGCCGCGCCGGCTGCCAGAACGGTACGCTGCGAGGCCACTGTCGGGCCGGTAAGGGCTGACAATGCTGCGCTAGTCACCAGTGGCGTGCCACCAGCCGCAGGGCCGGTAAACAGACCGCCAGCCGCCGTGGTCAGCGAGATGCTGGCGTTGGTGGCAATGACGTACAGGATGATGTAGCTGCTGGTGTTGAGGATCGGGATCGCCGTGTCACCAGTAGCGTTGCAGTTGATGCTCTGAGCGCTGCCCAGCAGGCGTAGAGCCTGGTTGGAGCTCAGAACTTGCGGGTGGGTCTGGGTGCTTGATGCGGGTCCGGGATTGGCCATGATAATTTGTCCTTAAAGTTGGGGGCACTGTGGCCCCACTTGATTGATTACGCGGCAACCCGGCAAGCAAGCTCGGGGTACAACGGAGCCCAGCCGTACAACACATCAAGACGAGTCGGGATCGAATCGTTGTTGATAGTGTACTGCCGCACCACGCGGATCGAAAGACCCAACTGCTTGTCACTTGCGCGACCAGCGAAATGGACCCCATCAGGTAGCTCGAGATCAGCGCAAGCCATCGTAAACGCATTTTTGTGCATTACGATGTTCTGCGGCGAGACGATGCCGGTGTTGTTGAAAGGCGTGACGGTCGAAGCGCCTGGCGAGGTAATGCTGACGTTCTGGAACTGGCCCGCCGAGATGACCGCCGGGGAGACGATCACCGAGGTGGTGCCAGAGGTTGCAACGGTGACGTCGGCCTGGACCACAAAGTTGCGCAGCTTGTTGGAGCCGTAAGCCTGGCGATTCTGGGGGTTTACCGCGTAAACGTTGGCTATCTGGATCACGTCGCCTTGCTTCAGGCTGGCCACTGCCGTTGCGCAAGAAAGCGCGATGGTGGAGGTCGAAGCCCAGCCAGTGGTCAGGAAACCAGTTGCAGTAGCGGTCTGGCAGCTGAACGCCGTGGTGGTGGCGTAGGAGCCGAACGTTTGGTTCACAACGTTCTGATCCATCTTCCAGTCCATGCCGGCAGAGTCGGTGCCCATCAAGCCCTTCTGAAACTGGCGGCTGATGGTGGCGTTGGGCACAAACAAGCCCTTCAAGCCATCAACAATCGTTGCGCTGGTAAACGGCTCAATGATGCAAGAGCGTTGACCGTCGCGGGGTGCGCCTTCAGCATCCAAATACGCGCCAGCGTTCAAAAACGTCAGCAGGCTGCTCGGCGGAACGCCGGCAGTGCCGACGATGTTGGCGGTGTTGTTCTTCGCCATGATGAGGCCATCGCGGTCAATCTTGTTGGCGATCGCTGCAATTGCGGGCTTCAGAACGCGGTCGCTGAACATATCCAACGACAGGGCCAAATCTTGCGTCGAGAACTGCGTGTCAACGTGGAACTGGGTCGACAGCGTCACCGGCACGCTGGTTTCGTTGAAGTCTTCAACGTTCAGCGCTGGGCCGGTCGTACCAATGAAGCGACCCGGCCTGCGGACGTTCAAGGTGTTGCCGATCTTGGCGCCAACGACAGCGAACTGGTCGTCATAGTTGCGCTCAACTTCGCTGGTGAAGGTAAGTGAGTTTTCCAAGACCATCAACGCCTCGTTGGTGATCTTGCTGATGGTAAGCAGGGTATTAGCCATGATTCGTTATTCCTTAAAGTTATCGGATTTTGCCGGCCATTCTCGCGGCTCGCCAGGATTGGTAGTCGCCGTGAAATTCGCCGTTGCTGTCAATCTTTACATCGGTGCCAGTCCCGCCGCCCCGGATGGGGTTGATGGGTGGTGGCGCCTTGGACTTGCCAACCGTAGAAAGCGGCTTGGTCTCGGCTTTCGCCTCGAACCGTGCCTCTAGCTTGCCTATCTCTCGCAGAGCGCTTGCGGTGGACATTCCGGCCAACTTCGTTGCCAGGTCGGTGTGCTCGGCCAGGTGATACAGGATTTTCGGCCCCACATCGCTGTCGAGTATCGCGTCCCGCACCTGGTCGCTGACCTGTACGTCGCTTGATGCCACCATGTCATCGAAATCGGGCAGGTCCGCCTTAGCCGCCGACAGTCTGGTGTTCCAAGTCTCGATGACCTTGTCCCGATCGACTGCCGCCTTGCGCTCTGCGTCCTGCCTGTCTCGATTCCGTAGCGCCCGCTCAGTGGAGAATTCCGCCAGTGCTTTTGCGTACTCAAACGCATCGCTGAACTGACTGGGCTGGGGTTCCTCGGTGGCTGCTGCCGGCTCTGCCTGCGGCCTGCTGCGTCCCTCGAGCTCCCGAACCTTTGATTCCAAGACCTCCCTTGCTGCCCGCTCCCGCTCGGCGTCTTGCCGGGCTTCCTCGCGCTGCTTGGTCAGTGCCGTGAATCGCTTCTCCAGTTTATTGGGCTTGCTGCTTTCTTCTACTGCTGTCGCCTCTTTCTCTTCGCTGTCTTGCCCACTCTGCTCGTTGACTTCAGCCGGCTCTGCGGGAGTTTCCTCCGCAGCCGCAGCTGGCGCCTCGCGTGTAGCTAGGTTTAGACGTTGCGAGTTGAACTCGGCTAGATTTTCGCTGGTGACCACGTTCGCAGCCAACCGCTCTTGCACTTCCGACATGAGTTACCTCAAGGATTTTGCCCGGTGCGCCCGCCGGTAGGTTTTTGGATAGTATCAGATTGCTCGTTCTATTGCCTCGGCGCTGCTGGTATGAAGCGTGCCTTGGTGCATTTCGGCGAGCAGCAAGGCCAGCTTGCCCTTGATGTTCTCAATCTGAAGCCGGGTATTGCTCTCGATGACGGTCTCGTTGGCGCGCCCGCTGATCTTCATCTCTTCGGTGTTGCGCTGCTCGGCGTTGCTGGCCTCGGTCTCGTGGGCCTTGGCCGTGACCTGCATCAGCGTGCGCTTGGTGGCGCCATCCTCGCGGATTTGCGCGACCTGGGCGCGGTTGTTGATCTCCAGCTGCATTGCTTGCATCTGCTGGGTCATTTGCTCAATCTGCGCCTTGCTCTGCGCAAGCTGCATCTGTACCTGTGGCGGGATCGGTGACTTCTTGTCAATCTGCGCCAGCGGGTTGCTTGCTGCCAGGCGATCGGCGATGACGTCGGCGCCGGGGAAGTCCATGTTGCGGAAGACCAGATCGCCAGCGAGCTTGAACAGCTCCGGGTTGCCGGCGAGCAGCGGCATCATGGAGTCGACCGCTTGCATCCGCTTGCTGATGTAGCCTGGCCCGCTGTCCATCACCACGTCGTACTCGCCCACCGTGACGTCGTTCAAGACCTTCTGGACGCCGTATTCGTCCTGGCCCTGCTCGTTGATGGTCACCATGTCCGGCTGGCCATCCTCGCCAATGATCCGCATCACGCGCTGGGTATCGTAAATCTTGGGGATCAAGTCCAACAGAATCTTGCCGGTATGTTTGATGCTGCGCGTCAGGTTGTCGAAGTAGTGGAAGTTGCTTAGATCGACCTGTTGCTGCTGGCCGTTGAGCGCCTTGCCGCTGATGTTTCCGCTGGGCAACTGGTTTGGATCGGTGATGCCCAGCACCATCTGCAGGTCAGCATTGATTGCATCGGCGGCGCTCATCACGCCAACTGGCGGCGGCTCGGGCTGCAGGCGGGCCGGCTGCGGGGCAGGGCGACCGTCAATGTCTGTTTGCTTGTAGCGCAGGACTGGGCTTGACTTGATGTTGGCCTGCGCCCACTCGTCCTCGTGGCCCTCGTCCTGGCCCTCTGCCAACAGCCATTTCGCCTTCGGCGCCAGCGCGATGCTCTCGGTCATCGATGTGCGCCAGAAGTTGTACATGCGCTGTGGGTCTTTGGCAAACCGCACCAAGCCGAACTTTTTGCGTTTGTCCTCAACGATGAGCTGCTGGCCGTAGACCGGCACGACCGGAATGTACCGTCCTGGCCAATCCTTCTCCTCCAGCACCTCCATCGCAGTCAACTTGCACCACTTGACCACCTTGCGGAAGCTCGGACGCTCGTCCACAACGGTGATGCCCGCCAACGCCAGGAACTCGTCGCTGGGCAGCTCGTCCTTGTAGATTTTGGTGCCGTCCGAGAGCATCAGCAGCTTGGTCTTGACCCGCTCAATGTGGAAATACTCGGCGATCCGAATGTCTTCGGTCATCACCCAGTCGGCAGAATCGTCGCCCGTGCTGCGCTGGAGGAAATTGGCGCCATCGTCCGCGCCGGGGTACATCTCGCGGAAGACGGCCTTGGGCATCACGCTGGTAATCAGGCACTGCTCGGCGTCGGAGCCGTCCGGCAGCACGCTGTTGGGGTCGAAGTACACGCTGAATGGGTTGTCAACAGGCTGGATGTAGATTTCCTGGTCGAACGAGTCCTCGCGCACGTAATCCGTGACGATGCGCCAGTAGCCCCAGCCCATCCGCACGGCATAGTCGAAGGCGTTGTCGTACGCCGTGTCGGCGTTGCTGTTTTCCTCAATGTGCCGGGTGATGCCCTCAAGCGTCTGGGCGATCTTGGTGTCCGCCTGGGTGTTGGTCGGGTGAACTTTGATCCTGGGCCGCTGCTGGCGCTGCTGGTTCGTGACCTGGCGCACGTAGGCGTCAATCTTGTTGATGGTCAGGCAAGGCCTAGCGTCGAGGTTGCGGCTGTTCTGAATCTCCACCGGCCACTGGTCGCCGGCAGCGAACTTCAGGTCATCCAGCGCGTCGGCCCGGTTGCTGGAGTCGGAGTCGCCCGCCAGGCGCAGGAACTTGATCGCCGCGTCAATGCGCTTGTCTGAGCTCAGATCGTTGTCAGAGTAGTAGGCCATGTTCATCCCATCCAGTTCGCCGGCAACGAAAAGGTTGCCTTCTTCTTAGCCTTGCGCGGCTCGTTGACCATGAGGCCAATGTAGCGGAATGCATCCGCGCCGTGGCTGTAGTGATCGTGCAGCGGCTGCTTGCTGAATCCGCCAGTCTCGGGGTCTACATCATATCTGTAGTGGCGCAAGCACGAAATCCCATCCGCCGCATTCTCTCGGTCGAACCAGCATCCCGGAAAGATCGTGCGGGCTGCGTTGATCGAGTCGGGTATCGGTACGCGGGGAATAATGCTGACTTTATAGCCCGCCGAGCGAACAATGTCCTCGATGCTGCGGCCCGCTGCGGCGAGGGTTTGGTTTTGGGCGTCATGAGGTAGCCAGAGGGTGTCGTAGACGTAGCCGAATTTCTGCATCTCGGACATGTAGTGGCTGATGGTGCGCTGGCTGTCCTCAAGGTAACGGATAAGCCGGGTCTCCATGCCGATGAACTGCAAGAACCAGATTGCCGTGGAGTCAGACCAGCCGAGGTCAAACACCGCGTGGACGGGTTTGCTGGGATCGTAGTTGACGGTCGTAATCCGGCCCTGGAGCTCTGCCATCTGCATCTCGCGGGCAAAGATGGCACCGTCCACCGTCTGGCGGCAAATGCCCTCCCAGACCGTGTTGTAGGACTCAATGTCACGTTCCTTGAGTGCGTCCTTCTCCAGCCGCAGGGTCTCGGGGAACCAAGGATTGTCGGACCAGTTGACCTTGCGCACCACGCAATCGGCTGGCGGCTTGAGCACGAAGCGTTGATAGGTCTCGTCGGTCTCGAGCTCCGGGTTGAAGCTGACCCATATGCTGCTGCCGGCCTTGCGGATGGTCGGTATCAGGACATTCCACGACAATCTGGAAACGCTCTGCGCTTCCTCGCACCAGCAAATATCCACTCCCTCGAAAGATTTGATATTGCTGATGTTGTTGCGCAGGCCGGCGAAGGCAAATTCAGTGCCGTTCTTGCCCCGGATCGTGGCTTGGGTGATCTCATAGAACCCAAGCAAACCCAGCGCCTCGATCTGGTCGCAGAGCAGCTTGTGGACCGAATCCTTGATGCTGGTCTGGAACTCGCGAGCGCACAAAATGCGCAGCGGCGACTTGGCGCCAAGGATAAGCAAGGCTCGGGCAATGCCCCAAGACTTAGCGCCGCCGCGCCCGCCGTAGAGTACTTTGTAGCGGGACGGCTCGAAAAGGCAGGCGAGCTTTTCGGGGAACTCGGCCAGGCTGATGGCCTTGTTAAGTGCTTGGCTCATTGGCCTTCACGAACGAAACCATTATTCCCTCGATGGGCGTGCCATCCGGGTTTGCCAACTTGGTGGTATTCGTCTCACCCCAAGCCATCTGCGCCTTCGTCCACCAGATCATGGCTGTGGTATCGCCCGCCATCGCCTTATTGAACAGCGTCTTGGCAATACTGGCGCTGGCCGTGGCTTTCCCAAGCGCCAGCTCAACGTCATAGTACTTGCGCAGGGTCACATCGCTGATGCCCAGCAGAGCGCCAATCTGTTCGTGCGGAAGCCCCAGGCCTGCTGCTGACTGGGCTTGGGAGCGGGTTTTTTCGGTGGGTTCGTGGGGGATCATCTTTTATTGAGGCAAAGTGTCAGCCAAACGCTGCTCAATCCTCATTTCTTCTTAACCGTCTTAGCAGCTTCCTTGAACGCCTTGGCCGTAGGCGCACCAACAGCGCCAGGTTTGCGCATCTTCTCCTTGCCGCCTTCGGCAATGCGCTCTTGTTTGGCTCGGATGTTTGAGTAGAGGCCGGGTTTCATTGCCATGTTATTTGCGCGGTTTAGCCGCAAGGCGGCGCTGGGTGGAGTACGCAATCGCAACTGCCTGTTTGACCGGCTTGCCGGCCTTCACCTCAGCCTTGACGTTCTTGGTGAAGGCCTTGGGGCTTGCTGACTTCATGAGTGGCATATCAAGTCGCGTGAATGATTGCAAAATTGATGACCACCGCCTCAAGCAGCGGGCCGGCGGTGATGTTGCGCAGCGTGATCGTCGCCGAGCCGGCCAACATGCTGGAGACCCAAGCGTTGTAAGCGCCGGCAGTAGCGTTGGCGCTAGCCACGTTGACGATGATGACGTCCTTGCCCGACAGCAGGCTGTTGGTCAGCGTGAAGGTCACGTTGGTAGCCGCCGCCAGCGAAGCGCCGTTCATCGTGATCTGCCCAGCGCTGGTGTTGGCTGTCACGCCGGTGGACTTGCTCGAAAGCTGCGTGACGGCGGTCTGCGCCAGTGCGCTGTAGCCAATTTCCGCCGTGGCGTAGACAGTCGAGAACTCAGGGTCGTTGTAAGCAACGCCAGTAGCAATAGAATTGGACATGGTTATATTCCTTTAATTAAATTCAACAATAGCACAAATATCAGCTTCTTGAATAATCTGATAATCCTGGCCGTCCACCTTATGCGTCGGCCATTTCAAATAATCGCCATTACCATACTTCACAAAATCCCCCACTTGCACGTCCAGCGCAAGCGGCCCGACCGCCACCACCGTCCCTTCGTTGAACGGCTCTTTATTGTTGGTAATAATAATATTAGATAGTTGCCGAGTATTAGGCTTAATAACTACCTTATCATGAAGCGGTTGCAGCATGTATTTAGTCCAGAAAACGGAGTTTAAATAGGGTGGAGTTTATCAGGTCGGCAATCTCGTCGACAAGATTCTGTAGCTCGCTGTTTTGGGGCAAGTGCTGCCGCGCCTCTTCAACGAACGATTTCATGGACTCCAAATAGGCGACCGGCTCGGTGGCCTGGTGGTAGTCCTGGGGGAAGTCTTTGAGCTGCTCGTAGCGCCCCATGGCGGCCTCGGCGAACTGGTCCGCCAGCTCAATGATCTTTGCGTAGTAGTCCCCCAACGCCAGATGCACCGACAGGCTCTTGGTCGACCAGTGCATCAGATGAGCGTTGGTGCTGGAGTGCAGCAACGCCAGAACAAAGGCGGCAATTTCAGTCATGTTGGGGATCATAGCAAAAAAAGGTCATTGTCAATCCTTGTGGCACCAGATACACGTTTTTGACCCGCTGCACCGGTACAAGCGGTACACCCCTAAAGGGGTGTGTACCGGTCTGTACCGGGTTGCGGCATAGCGCCCCGGTACAGTTGTACCGGCTTGTACCGTCTTGTACCGGTCTGTACCGGTCACGGCAGGTCAATTTTCAGCTCATAGACCCCCGGCTCGGCCTGAAGGATTTCCTCCCGATCCAGCAATTCGGACACCACCCTGGCAAACGCCTGCTTCTTGCTATTGGTGCTGGAGAGCTCCGACATGGCGTAAAAAACCGCCCGCCACTCTTCGTGTCCAACGTATTGCAGGTCAAGAACCTTGAACGCCTCCAGCCCATCATTGGCGTTGGGGCTGCGCAGCTTGACCCTGACGGCCTTGGTAGGCTCGCCTGCCTGCACCAGCACGGCGCTCGTGACCGGCTCCCCATCCTCATCAAACCACCCAGGAATAATTACTTTCTCAAGCGTAGCATATAAGGTAGGCGCTAACTCGGCGTCTTTGCTCTTGCGCTGGATAATCTCCATCGGCGCCTCGCCCTTGGCCGGCACGATGCTGATCTCAATGTCCAGCGCACCGCGCCAAGCGCTGGAGCCTCGAGCCCTGTGCTGAGTCTCTTCAGATACGCCAGTATGGTGGACTAATATGATGGTGCAATTGAATTCAGCCATTAGCATGGCGCAGGCATCTAACATAGCCTTGGCGTCCTGAGATGAATTCTCATCGCCGGAGTTGAAGCGGTGCAGAGTATCTATCACGATTGCCGCGGGCTTGATCGGCAGTGCCCTGATGTGCTCGGAGACCTTGCGGTAGCCCTCGGGGGTGTCTAGGTCGCAGCCGCTTTTGCTGAGATACATATTAAGCGCATGACCATTACCATGGCGCTCTTTCCAGGCCGCGATCCGGCTGCGCAGACCATGGTGGCCCTCGCCCGCCAAGTAGACGATCGCCCCTGGCGTGACCCGGCTGCCGAACCAATCCTGTTGGCCCTGGGCCATGCGCAGGCACCAGTCTAGAACGGTGAACGTCTTCCCGCCGCCGCTCGGGCCGTGGACCATGATGAGCGCCGCTTGCTGAATCCAGCCCTTCACCATCCATTTGATCGGTGCCGGTTGGCGGCAGAACTCGTCCGCCGGCATCAGCCAGTCGCTCACCGCTGGCTCAAGCAGCGCCGCGAGATCGTTGCCGGCCTGAACGTAATCATTGGCGTCCCCGGCCGCTGGCGGCATCACCGATCTGGCACCGTACTTGGCGCTCGCCTGCTCGGCGTACCGTTGGCCTACGCCGCTCGCATCGTTGTCAGCCACAATCACCAAGTCCTGCTGCGCGCCGAACCTCTCCCGAAGTGCGCCGGTGACCGGGACTAGGTTGCTGGCCGAATACGCCACAGCGCAGGCCTTGCCGGTGGCTTGGTGGATAGTGGCTGCGGTGGCGAAGCCCTCGGCGATGTAGATCGTGCCGCCAGGCTCGCCGAGCATCCAGAACTTGCCCCCAGTAGCGCCGCCGGGGTGATACCGTTTCTCGCCATCGGCCGAAATGTACTGGACCGAGGCCAGATCACCCTCGGCACCATAGAGCGGGACCATCAACCGCCCGTCGCCGGTGACCCTGGCGCCGTTAGCAGAGATGCCCTTTCGCGCCAGATACGGATGATCGGCGCTCGCCGCACCGCCTGCTGTCCAGATGGCATCCACTGTGGTGGCGGCAACCGCCTGGCTGCGCTCCTGCTCGGCCTCCCGCGCCGCCTTGGCCTCGGCCATTCGCCGGGTGTGGGCCATCTCCTCGGCAATGGTGAGCTTCCTTCCCATCTCGGCTTGCCAGGCTTGCTCGATTCCTGCCCGCCAGCAGCCAAAGCGACCTGCCGGGACGCCATCGCCGAAAGCAACGTACCAACCCGGCTTGCTGTGGCCTGGCGTGCCCTTGGTCCCGGAGTTGAACCTGTGCAGCTTGCCGTCTAGATAGATGTTCTCCGGCGGCTCCAGGCCCGCTTCAATCATTGCCTCTCTCAGCTGCTCGTCTGGTGGCTCAATGCGCTTCGGCTCGGGGAGTGAGTACGTCCCGCCAAAGATGCTAGTCAGGTCTGCCATAAATTCTCAATCTCCGCAGAAGCAGGCGATGGCTTCTTCATCGGTCACAAAATCAATTTGTGCGCCGTCGTTGTGCAGCATGGCTGCATAGCTTGCTCGATCTGAGCGGAAGACTGCGCCGCTTGGCTTGGACGCCAACGCCAACGCCAACGCCTCCATCTTGGCCCACCATACCGCACGGCTCGGCTTCTCGTGAATCAGGCTGGCCACCTGAGATGCAGGCTTCAAAAAGCACAAGTCGCAATTGCCCGCAAGCGTCCGACCGTTGTACGTTGGCAAGCCGAGATTGAAGGGTTGCGCCTCCCAAAATGCTCCAACATCTTGCACCGTTACGCCGGCATCGGCAAGTGGCAAGCACATGATTTCGTTCTTGCTCTCGGCGCTATGCCCACGAGCTCGAATCTTTGAGACTCGGCGCTGCTCATCGGCCCGGATGCCTATGAACTGATCCCACTCCATGTCTTTTTGTGCCATGCCCTTCTGCTCCCAATGCACTCGCTGAAACTTGTGCATCGTTCTGATCTTGAGCTCTGATGTGCAGAACCGCGTCACAGGATTTGGCAAGTAGTTGCGCTTGCGAATGATGGCCTCAAACGGCTCGCCGTCCCGGCTGGCTGTGGCAAAGTCCACCAGCGCGTACCCCTGGGCGTCGCTTCTGTACTCCACCCAAGAAATGTGAACGCCCCAGTGCTCGGCGCAGTCCTGCACAAAGCGCAACGTCGCCTCTTCCTCCTTGCCGGTGTTGGCAAAACACACCAGCGCCTCATCTGGTAGCCCCCCCCCATTGCTCTGCAACACCCGCCAAAGCATGTAGGCGCTTGTGCGCCCGCCGCTAAAGCTAATGCAAGTCGGCCCATCAATCTTGAATGGATCACGCATGGGGCGGCGCCTTCAGTAGATAGGTCGACAACCGCTGAATCGCGGTGATGCGTGGCCGCTTGCTGCGACCTCGCTGGAGAGCGAGCACAGTACTGTAGTGCAGCCCTGTCGCTGCTGCAACGACCCGCACCTTGCGGTCTTGCAGCCCGGCGATGATCTGCTCAATCGTCATCATAAAGCGTACTCCTAAAAAAAAGTTGGTGAAGATCGAAAAAAAGTGTACCACAAGTCGAAAAGATGGTGTAGGATGCTATCCATGCACTGAACGGATTCCCCGACGAGTGCTGACACAAGGAGAGCAAGATGCTCAAAGTTACCTTCCGCGCTTTTTCACCGCGCCTTAAAGAGGAGTTCATCATTGTTGAACTTCATCGCTCGCTGGCTGATGCACAACATCGCGCCCTCGGCATGATGTGGACGATTGCCAAGGTCGAAGCGGACTGCTTCACTTACGAGGCGGCCTGACCATGGCCATCAACCTAAAAACCACCTCCACCTTGGCGTCCAACGGCGCCAAGCTCTTGGTCTACGGCCAAGCCGGCGCAGGCAAAACCACCTTAGCGGCAACCCTGCCCAACCCCATCATCCTCAGTGCCGAGGGCGGCCTGCTTTCAATCCAAGACGCAAACCTGCCCTACATCGAGGTGACCAGCATGGCGACCTTGATGGAAGCCTACTCCTGGCTGCGCGACAGCCACGAGGCCAAGGACTATCAATCAGTGGCGCTGGACTCGATCAGCGAGATCGCCGAGGTTGTCCTCAACGCCGAGAAGAAGTCAAACAAAGACCCGCGAGCAGCCTACGGCGCCATGCAAGAGCAGATGGCGGACATTATTAGGGCGTTCCGCGACCTGACTGGGCGGCACGTCTACATGAGCGCCAAACTTGAGAAGACGCAAGACGAAATGGGTAGGGTCTTGTACTCGCCATCAATGCCGGGTAACAAGACGGGCCAGGCTTTGCCGTATTTCTTTGACGAGGTGCTGGCCCTGCGGGTCGAGAAAGACGCTGAAGGGATAAGCCAGCGGGCTTTGATGTGCGACAGCGATGGCCTCTGGCTGGCGAAAGATCGTTCCGGCAAGCTCGGAGCCTGGGAACCGGCGGACCTCGGCCAGATCATTGCAAAGATCGGCGGTGCGAAATGATCGCCGTCTGGCTAGCTTGCAAAGAAGCCGAGCGCCTGGCCACCGAAGCCCGCCGGGTTGTCGAGGACGCCATGATTGAGCAGTTCAAGATTGCCAAGGACATGGAGGGCACGAAAACCTTCATGAACGCCGGCTACACGGTCAAGATCGCTGGTCGCTTGAACCACAAGATTGACAGCGACAAGCTCCAAGCGATCGCCGCCGAAGCCGGCCTGGCCGAGCACCTCGGCTCCCTTTTCCGCTGGAAACCGGAAATCAATTCGTCGGCCTGGAAGTCGGCCGATGAATCCATCACGCGCCCGCTCCTGGGTGCGATCACCACCACGGCGGGCCGCCCGTCTTTTTCAATCACCAAGGAATAAACATCATGGCTACTCTCGGACAAGATTACGTTGCTGCTGACCTCCCCATGGGCAAGTCTTTCGAGCCCCTGCCTGCCGGCTGGTACACGGCAGCGATCACGCAGGCAACCGTCAAAGACACCAAGGCGGGCACTGGCCGCTACATCAGTCTCAAGTACGACATTACCGGCCCCAGCCACCAAGGCCGCACCATCTTCGGCAACCTGAACATCTCCAACCCGAACCCGAAAGCCGAGGAGATCGGGCGCCAACAGCTCAACAGCCTGATGCGGGCGATCGGCCTGGCGAAGGTCAACGATACCGACCAGTTGATCGGCGGGCAGTTGAAGATCAAGTTGGCGATCACCACGAGCGACCAGTACGGCGAGGGAAATGACGTCAAAGACTTCGCCACCATCGGTGGCGGGGCAATGCCTGCGGCAAGCAAGCCGGCGGCACCAGCTGCTGGCGCGAAGGCCGCGCCGCCTTGGGCCAAGTGACATAGCAAACCCTGGCGTGACAGATAAATTTATGAACCTGTCACGCTTTTACCTTACAAAACAAGGAGTTACATCATGATTATCAAGTTAAGTGTGGAAGACATTAAAGAAGCGGTGCTTGAGTACGTAGACCGCCGCGTAAATACTGACTTTTCAAGTTTCAACTCGGTGGAGTTTAAATATTCCACTCCCTGGGACGGTTGCGAGGTCTCATGGTTTGAGCCTGAAGCCAAGCCCGAGGCTACCTAATGTCAGCAATCCCAATCCCCGACGAGGTGGCGCAAGCCATCGACGCCGCCCACGAACGCCAGGTCGAGCTACCCAGGTCGCACCTCGGCGCCAGCCAACTCGGTCATGCCTGTGATCGGTGGCTCTGGCTGTCGTTCCGCTGGGCGGTGCGCGAGCCCTTTCCTGGTCGCATCCTTCGGCTCTTTCGCCGGGGCAGGATGGAGGAGGCCACTATAGCGGCTGACCTCAAAGCGATTGGGATTGACATTCACAGCACGGAGGGAGCCCAGGCCCGCGTTGACTTTGGCTCGCACGTCAGCGGGAGCCTGGACGGCATCATCGAATCTGGCGTGCCTGGTGCGCCGAAGGCCAGGCACATTTTCGAGGCCAAGACGCATTCCAAGAAATCGTTTGACGATCTGGTCAAGCACGGCGTGGAGAAATCCAAGCCAGTCCATGCCGCCCAGATGCAGGTCTACATGCACGGCACGAACATCGACCGGGCGCTCTACTTTGCAATCTGCAAAGACGATGACCGTATCTACACCGAGCGCCTGCGGTACAGCCGCACGGAGGCCGAACGCCTGATTGCTCGCGGCCACCGCATCGCACTGGCGGACAGAATGCCGGAGCCGCTCTCCAGCAACCCAAGCTGGTACGTTTGTCGATTTTGCTCGGCACATGATTTCTGCCACGGCAGCAAGAAGACCAAAGAGGTCAACTGCCGGACCTGTGCTCATAGCACGGCGGAGCCCTCAACGCCGGACAGCGATGCGCACTGGACATGCGCACGATTTGAGCGCAGCGTGATCCCGATTGAAACCCAGTACACCGGCTGCGGGTCGCATGTCCTGCATCCTGACTTGGTGCCCTGGCAACGCCTGGACGGGCCGGATGCTTGGACAGCGATCTATGTCATTGATGGGCGGGAGGTGGCTAATGGGGAGGGGGATGCGAATGTGTTTGGGTCTCGGGAGTTGCTGGGGCAGGGGAATTGAATGAGCTTCATCTATTCGCTGGCGCTGGTGGAGGAATCCTGGCCGGCAAACAACTTGGACACAGGTGCGTCTGCGCCGTTGAGTGGGAACCCTACGCCCAGGCCGTCCTTGTGGCACGACAAAACGATGGCAGTCTCCCGCCTTTCCCGATTTGGGATGATGTGCAAACCTTTGATGGACGGCCATGGCGCAACATTGTTGACATTGTGGCTGGCGGCTTCCCATGCCAGGACATATCCGTCGCCGGCAAAGGCGCAGGCATTGATGGCGCCAAGTCAGGAATGTGGGGACACATGGCGCGGATCATTGGCGAAATTCGACCCAAGCACGTTTTCGTGGAGAACAGCCCAGCCCTCATTACTCGAGGACTTGGGCGAGTCCTCGGTGATTTGGCCGCGCTCGGGTATGACTGCCGCTGGACAGTGCTGGGAGCTGCCGATGTTGGGGCACAGCATCAAAGGGATAGATTCTGGCTTGTGGCCCACCATAACGGTGTGTGGCAACTACAACCGCAAAGGCGCCAGCGCTACCAGTGGGGATGGCCTGATAACGGCGCTCAGGACATGGCCAACGCCAATCAGGCGCGACAGCAGGACGGTGCGGGGGGGGGCAAGAATGAAGAATTCCATAGGGTCGGAACCACTGATAACGCAAGTGGCGGAATCGGAGCGCCGCACAGATGGCCGCCTGAACCCGATGTGGGTCGAATGGTTGATGGGGTGGCCTTTGGGATGGACCGACTTAAAGCCCTTGGCAACGGACAAGTTCCAGCCTGCGCAGCCGCCGCTTGGAGAATCCTAAATGCTCCGTGACTACCAACAGCGCACCATAGACCAGCTCTACGCCTGGTTCGACCGCAACGCCACCGGCAACCCCTGCCTGGTGTTGCCCACCGGCTCGGGCAAGAGCCACATCATTGCAGCCCTGTGCAAGCGGGTATTGCAGGAGTGGCCGGACAGCCAGATTTTGATGCTGACCCATGTCAAGGAACTCATTGAGCAGAACGTGGAGAAGTTGCGCCAGCACTGGCCCGATGTGCCGGTGGGCATCTACAGCGCGAGCATCGGCAAGAAACAGTTGGGCGAGCCGATCACGTTTGCTGGCATCCAATCGGTGCGCAAAAAGGCCGCGCTGCTTGGGCACGTTGACCTAGTGCTGGTGGACGAGTGCCACCTGATTGCGCACAAAGACCAAGGCGGTTACCGCAGCCTGCTGGCCGCTCTGTTGGCAATCAACCCTCGCTTGCGGGTTGTGGGCCTGACCGCCACGCCCTACCGTCTCGGCCACGGCATGATTACCGACAAGCCAGCGATATTCCGCGAGCTCATCGAGCCCACCAACATCCTCGAGCTGGTGCGCCTCGGCCACCTGGCGCCGCTACGCTCCAAGCACACCACGGCGCAGCTGGACACAAGCGAGGTTCACAAGCGCGGCGGGGAGTTCATCGAGGCCGAGTTGCAGGCCGCAGTGGACACGGAAGACCAGAACAATTCCGTTGTGCGCGAGATCATCAAGCTGGCCGGGGATCGCAAGGCGTGGCTGGCCTTCTGCTCTGGCGTCCAGCACGCATGGAACATATGCGACAAGTTGAACGAGCTCGGCATCATTGCGGACTGCATCACCGGCGGCACTTCAAAGAAAGAGCGCGAGCGCATCATCGGCGAATTCAAGGCTGGCCGAATCCGCTGCCTGACAAACGCCAACGTCCTGACCACCGGATTTGATTACCCGGACATTGACCTGATCGCCATGCTGCGCCCCACCATGTCGCCAGGCCTCTACGTCCAAATGGCGGGCCGGGGTTTGCGGCCCAAGAGCCACACCGACCATTGCCTGGTGCTCGACTTCGCCGCAGTGGTGGCAACCCACGGCCCCATCACCCATGTCCGACCGCCGAACAAAAAAGGCGAGAAGGAAGGCGCCGCGCCAGTGAAGGTATGCGACAACTGCCAAGAACTCTGCGCCCTGGCGGCTCGTGTATGCCCTGCCTGCGGGCATCCGTTCCCTGAGCCCGAGCCCAAGAAGTTGAAGTTGCAGAACGACGACATTATGGGCTTGGCGGGCAAGGAAATGTCGGTCACCGCCTGGCGCTGGCGCAAGCATGTCAGCCGCGCCAGCGGCCAAGAAATGCTGATGGTCACCTATTACGGTGCGCTCTCCGATGCGCCAGTGTCCGAATACATGCCGATCAACAATCCCGGCTATGCGGGCGAGAAGGCCCGCAGGACCGTGGCAACGATTGCCGTAGATGCCGATGTGCTCGTGTCGGACCTTTACAACCCGCTAGACGTAGTGGCCGATATTCTGTCCTGCGGCGAGCCGCCAGCAATGATTGAGTTCAAGATGGACGGTAAATTTCACCGTGTGCTTCAAAGGAAATGGAAACTAGATGCGCCACAAACAGCCTGAGATCGTGACGATCTACTACAACGCAATCAAGGCCGGCCCGCCGCGTTGCTGCCACAGCTGCGAGATGTATGGCACAGACGGACTGTGCGTGGAGTTTTTTAAGGAGCCGCCGGAAGAGTTCGCCGCTACGCCGGGCGTGTGTGACAAGTGGACCCTTGACCTGCCCTTCTGATATGAAAACCGAACACGAAGAACAACGCGAGCTGGTGCAGTGGATCCGCCAGGCTTGCGGGGTGCGGGTTTTCGCGGTGCCCAACGGTGGCCTGCGAGGCATTGCAGCCGCTGGCCGACTGAAGGCCGAGGGCGTTAGCGCCGGAGTGCCAGACCTGTTCGTGCCGGCCTGGCTGCTCTGGATCGAAATGAAGCGGGAGAAAGGCGGCAGCATCTCGCCAGAGCAGCAGAGCTGGCACGACTACCTGCGCAACCTGGGGCATCATGTGATCGTCGGGCGCGGGCAGGAAGATGCTAAAGAAAAGATGCGAAACCTAGGGTTTGTACCTAAGAATTGATGCTTTTTTTTGGGTAATATCCATCTCACACCAACCCGCAACCGGACCGGAGCCAACATGAAGATCAACACCACCCACACCCTCTACGCGCCCGCCAAGGCCGAAGAGATCGCCGCCTTGCTGACCATTGACGGCGACGGCTGGACCTACAAGGTTAAGCACGATCCCCTGGGCACCGGCTGGTCTTTCATCGAAGTGTTCGACGAAGACCAGTTCATCATTGGCCGCGTGACCTTTTAACCTGGAGCCCTCATGATTTCCGACACCCTCTTCGCCATAGCCCTTGGGCTTGCCGGTGCCACCTTCCTCTTCTTGGCGCTCTCATGAACGGCGCCCCACCCTGCCCACGCGAAAGCGTGGAATTCATCTACGACATAGACGATGTAGACCAGCCCCTGGTCTGCCACCTAGACTACCAGCCATCGGAGGATGGCCACGGCGATCACCCCGACTACCCCAGCACCATGTGCCTAGAGGCGGCCTACATCAAGGATGTGGACATTTTGGGTCTCCTGAGCCCTGACAAAATCGAGGCGATCGAACTGCTGGCCCTGGACGAGCAAGAGCGATTCGATGGCGATGGTGGATACGATGAAGAATAAAAAACCGCCAAGCATTGGATGGTGGCCCACCGGCTCAAACAGGTTGCGCTGGTGGAACGGCGAGTACTGGTCCTGGGCTTGCCTGGACAGCGACAGCGAGAGCCAAGTGCGTTATTACAGCGCCAAAGAGGCGATCGGTGATGTTGTGGTGTGGTATCCACGGCCAGACAGTTGGCCTGAGAGGAGCAAGACATGAAAGACAGGGAAGAGTACTTCTGTCGCGCAGCAGCCCGCCAGAGCCTGTTCTGCGCCGTCTGGATCGTCGCCCTGGTGGCGCTGATTGCGTGGATGGCATGACGCACATCGGCTGGATGATCCTTGAAAGCAATGTTTGCATCCTGCTCACCAGGCGCCGCGAAGAGATGCAGTACTGGGTAGACCTCGGATGCGATGCGGTACCGCTGTATGCAGTGCCCCCGGTGTAACGCGCCGACCAGCGTGGTCTCAACGCGCCATCAACCCGACAACACAACCCGAAGGAGATACGAATGCTTCAACAAACACAGGTTCAGCACAACGGAACAACACGCCGTTTTCCCAGGTCGCTCGACGAAGCCTTTGGAAGCGATGGGTACGCTATCACCCACTACCGAAACAGATGGTCGTGGGTCAACCGAGCCGCCGTCTGCGTTCTTTGCGCTTTGGCACTGGTGTGGGGAGTGACGCTGTGGACCTGAAGACCCAACTGCTACGCGAGGAAGGCACCGAGTCCTGCGCGTACCAGGACAGTCTCGGTTACTGGACTATCGGCGTAGGCCGCTTGATTGACTCGCGCAAGGGCAGCGGCCTGTCGAACGACGAGATCGACTTTCTGCTTGAGAACGATATCAAGGTCAAGACCCGCGAGGTATTGTTGGCGCTGCCGTGGATGCCCAGACTGTCCGAGCCGCGCCAGGCCGTGCTGATCGGCATGGCCTTTCAGATGGGCATCGGCGGGTTGCTCAAGTTCAAGCGCGCACTGGGGTCCATCGAGGATGGACAGTACAGCGAAGCAGCGATGGAGATGTTGGACAGCGCCTGGGCCAAGCAGACGCCAGCACGAGCGCATCGCATGGCGCTACAGATGGAGACGGACGAATGGACCCCCTGACCGCAGGCGTCGAACTGGCGCAGACCGTCATCACCCGCATCTGGCCGGACAAGAGCGCAGCCGAGGCGGCGCAGCTTGCCGCCCAGGTCGCCATTGTCCAAGGTCAACTCGACGTCAACCGCGCCGAGGCGTCGAGCCCCAGCGCGTTCACCAGCGGCTGGCGCCCAGCGATTGGCTGGGTCTGCGCCTCGGCTTTGGCGTGTCAGTACATCGCCAGGCCGCTAGTCCAGTGGGCCGGGATTGTGTTGGACCATCCGCTGCCGACGCTGCCGGGGATTGATGACAACCTCTGGCAGTTGATGTTGGGGATGCTCGGGCTCGGTGGCCTTAGAACTTTTGAGAAAACGAAGGGGATTGCGTCGTGAACCGAATAGTCAGTGAACTCATTGAGAAAGCCAATGAATGGAGTTATGAGGAGTACAACTACAAAGAAACCGGGTATACCAGGGAGCAGTTGTACTCTCAGAAACTTGCCGAGCTTATTGTGCTGGAGTGCGCAAACATTGTGAGAAACAGTAGCCTACCAGACTCCTACAGCGAAGCTTGCCTGGAATATATTGCGGATGAGTTGGAAGAACACTTTGGAGTAGCAGAATGAACGAACGAATCCGAACATTTATGGAAGGCTACTTCGACATTACAGTTGACAGTCACGGGCGGGAGGAATGCACTGCCGACTTCATCAACGTGCAGAAGTTCGCCGACCTCATCATTATGGAATGCGCCGAATTGAGTGTTGGTTATACAGGAAACGTGAAGCTGTTAATAATGAACCATTTCGGGATGGAACCATGAACACGAGCTACTACAACTTAATGCTTTTTCTAATCTGGACATTCTTAGTGTTCTGCTATGGTGTAGGTTGGGGTAGAAAATGAATGTTAACCCAAACCCCTGGATTATTGAACAGCGCATAGCATGGTGCAAAGACAGAGCCGAACACAATGGGTTTCGTCTTGAGCCTGGAGATGGCAATAACACCATCAATATAGTTGCGGACACAGTACCCTACGGCAAGGATGTTGTCATTGCCCGGTTATATGATTGGTCACTCGTAGAGATGTACCTTATTGGATATGAGCAGGGCAAGAGGGAGACGCATATTGTTGCTACGCTGGCAAAGGGTAAGAAAGCGAAACCGTAATGTCATACGACTGGGGAAGAACGGAACACAACATGAATAAACCATACGCCTGGGTAGACATTGACAGTAAGCTCTGGAACCACAGGACTAGCCTAAGAGATATGCCGCTTTACACGAAGCAAGAGTGGCAAGGGCTGACGGACGAAGAGATACACGATTGCTTCCAAAACCGTGGCCGTGGCAGTGATGGGTTGAAAACACGCAAACTAATTGCAGCGGCTATAGAAGCAATGCTTAAGGAGAAGAACACATGACTGAAACCGAGAGAAACCTAGACCTACTGCTAGGCGATGCCTTAGCAGATAACGAGCGCCTCAAGCGCGAACTCAGGTACCAAGACGCCAGAGACAACCACATCGGCACACACGGCCCCGACTGCTGGGCATGGGGGCCGAAACATTACGAGTGCGCGCTGCGGCACATAGGTGGCTCGAATGATGCATCCTGACACCGAGCTGCTGATGCACCTAGCATCCAACCTAGTCCGCGAGTACCCCAACGGCGTCAGCACAGTGGATATGCACTTGCGCATGGCGATCTCGCTCGACAAGACCCGCAAGATTCTGTGCTTCGCCCGCAAGGCGCGGCTGCTGGGCGTGGCCGGCTCCGGCGTCACCGCTCGATGGGCATCGCCTGAGCGAGCGGCAGAGCTAGACGCTGGGCGATGGACGAAGCGCAAGCTACAGCACAAGGCCTGCAGGGACCGTAGGACAGCAAGGATTGCCGCCCGCCAGGCCGCGTCGGAACTGGCGCCGCGTCGGGTGGCGAAGCCGTTCAAACTTCATGCGCCCAACAGCGTGTGGCAACTAGCGGAGTTCCCATGCGACCCACCAAAGCGGCGATAGACGCGATCCGCGAAGCCTACATGGCTGACGTCTTGACAATCAGAGCGCACATCCTAGCGCTCAATGATCCGCATCTGGAGGATGCCTGGGCCGGCATCGAGACGTTCGCTGCGGTGGCGCTTCGGGTGATGGCGAAGACCAACCCTAGCAAGCTCAAGAGCGAGATGGTAACTGTGGGCATCTCGGCGCTGCTATGACCTGTCGACCTTGCCGTCCAGCTTGTCGAATATGCGCCCCAGCAGGTCGCGGATTTCTTTGAGGTCCGACCTGTAATCGTCTCGGGTGACGTAGGTCTTGGGTAGCTCAACCGACAGGCGGGTCAGGTCGGCTTGCAGCATCTTGACCGAGGTCCAAAGCTCCCTCGCGAACCAACCGATGACGGTGCAGGAGAGCCCTAGACCGGAGTTGATAAGCGACTGGGAATCCATCAGAGCATCCTCGCAAGCAGTGGCACCGCCCCACCGGCGCAGGTTGCCAGGGCATCAAACCATTCTACGCCATGCGTTGGTGTTAGGCCCGCTCTGATGGCTCGCTGGTTGGAGAGCCAGTCGAGCACTTCCTTGCCCACTGCTGCGGCCACCACGAGGCCGTAGGCTGCGTCAGGCCGGCGCAGGATAGTTAGCGCCAGCAGGAAGATGAGGGCGCCGTAGATGGCGTGGTTGGCCTTGTCGGCGGGGAGTTGGGGCATCATGGCGTTGGCCCACCAAATGGCGGTGCTTCCTGGGGCTTGGTGTAGTTGATGAACTCGTTGATCTTGGTGTGCTTCTTGGCGGCCTGGCGCTTGCCGTAAATCTGCTTGCCAATCATTACCAACGGCACAGGGATTCCGGTCGTTGCTGCCTGCACTCCCATTTCCGTCATAGCCGCTATCATGGTGGACGCCGTGCCGGAAGGGTTGGTTGTCCCCTGCGGGACCGTCAGCACATCCTTGGCCACATCGTTGATTGTGCGGTACTTGTCCGCCAGCTCTTTGCCGAAGATGTAGTCCAACTTCCCACTGCGGTCCAGATCGGTGACGATAGAGTTGAGCTTGTGCGAGCTGACGTAGGGCAGGCCGTTAATGTCCTTGGTGACGCTCTTGGTGGCCTCGTCCCGAATCTTCTGCGCCACAAACCCGCGCAGTTCGTTGACCATCTGCTGACCCTGCGGGCCGGCCTTGTTCAGCGAGGCAAACAGCTGCTCCACGTCCGAGCGCGGACCCTTGAGCATGGATTTCTCGACCAAATCCTCAATGGCGACCGCCCGCTGGGTCTTGCCAGGCTTCATCGCCAAAATGTTCTTGATGACTGGCGTGTTTTCGAACTCGCGCATGTAATCGGCATTGAGCTTGCGAGCCTGCTGGTACAGCGGCCCGCCCTTGCCTTCGGTGGCCTTGTCAATCATCTTGATAACCTGGCGCCCGTAGTACGCATTCGGCGCTGAGTCCTGCGCCAGTGTGCCGGTCATCTTGCGGATTTCCTCAAGGTCATTGACCGAGATGGTGGTCTTGCCCTCGGTCAATCCTTTTAGCTTGGCCTCTACGCTTTTGAGGACCGGCGCATTGATGGCCTCGGCCTGGTGGTCTTTGAGGTAGTTGCGGAAGACCGCAACATCTACCGGCTCAGCCATTTGCCCAGCTGCTCGAGCGGCGTCGTATGCCGGGGCAATTGCGCCTTTGATGCCGGCCTGATAAGGCGTCACCACATCGGTGAGCGCTTTGCCAAGCTCGCCAGCCCCAACGCCGGTGAGCTCGGCGCCAGTCTTGTTGATGTGAATGTCCAAGTTGTTAATGAGCTTGGCGTTGTCGCTGGCGTACTTCTCCTGCAACGCCTGGCCGAATACTGGGTCTTTTGCCGTCTCGCGGGCAAAGCGAACATCCGCTGGGTTGCGGGTTGCCTGGTCCTTGGACAAGGCAATCGGATCGTAGAGTTGCTGCGCCTGCGCAACCCGCCCGGTCTCGGCATCAACCGCAGCAGCGCCGACCGACTGGCGACCGCCAGGTTGCGCAGCCGGGACAGCCGCCATTGCGGGAGTGGCCGCAGGCACAACGGCGCCAGGCACTGCCGGGGTCGCAGCAACACCGCCAGCCCTTTGCGCTCGGATGGCGTCCGATGTGGCTTCAATTTTGTTCTGAAACTGAGTGCGCAACGCCTCGGCGGTGGCCGAGAAATCTTGCGCAACAGCGCCGCCGGCCTTGGCTGCTTTGGTGGCCGCCTTGGCTCCAGCGCCGAGCGCCTTGGCGGCAGGCCCGATAGCGCCAACAGCGTTCAGCGGGTTGAGCAGGATTTCGGACGCGGTGGCTAGCGCAGGCGATCCCGTCTTCTCCAGCGTGTATTGCCCGATAGCCTCGGCGGGAATGTTGAGCTTGCCCATCACATCGGCGGTGGCCTTGAGGTATTTCTGGCCCTCTGGCGTGCTGGGCTGGAGCTTCTCGGTTAGGAACTGGTGCGTCTCTTCAACCGCTTTGGCAGCCTTGGCCGGGTCTTGCGTGGTCGCCAACTCGTACAGGCCGCGCAGGCCGGCGGGGATTTGCGCCAGCAAGCCGCCACCGATGGCGCCAGTGGCCTCCAGGCCGCCGGCAATGCTGCCAAGGGTGGATTCTGTCAGGGTGCCGATCTTGCTCTTTGTGGCGGCTGGTGCGGCGGCTACTGGAG